TGGTGTAAGTTCTGGTGGTACTATACGTGACGAAAATTGTGAAAGATTAAAATTATCTAAGACTCTTTTTGATATGGGAATGAAAGTCGCCGCCGTTGCTACAATGTGCCAAGACCGCAGAGTTTGGGACGCAATGATGGCCGCCGGTACTCCATGCCCCTACGAGGGAAAAATTGGTGAGGCTGCAAAGGTTGAATGGCAAGCAAATCCAAATAAAGTTCCTGCACCAATAAAAGAGAAAAAAGATGATTCGTATACAAAGATTGGCATCGGCAGTTTCCTTGGCGTTCTTGTTCACAAGCTTATCAAGTAACGCACAGGATTTAATTGCAGGCCAAATATACAATACTGGTAATGTAGTTCTACCTACAAACCAAGGTGGACCATCATCTTGGGTGAATGGTGTTTATCAAAACAACTTGACATGTTGGTCTTGGGGGCAACCTGGTTATTGTGGCCCTGATGCTATTGTTGGTCCAGGAAATAACATAAACTTCTCTTTTGGTTCAACTTACCTTTATCAGCAACAAGACATTTCAAGCATATTGCCAAGTTCTACACCTGGATTACAAGTCACAGGATATAACTTTGGATTCAGAGCAAAGAACGGTAATGGATGGGACGATGGGCGCGTAGACCAATTGGCGGCGCTTGTTCGTTTTTGGGATACTACAGGCGGTAGAGGAACCAGTAATTTACTATATGGTAATTCATACGATTTAAATTACAAATTTAATTGGACCAATTTTAATTTCTCTGAGAATTTTACTTCTCCTTTAAATGCTTCTTCTATCGGAAAAGTTCAGTACGGTTTTATAGGTAGAGACAACAATGGTTGGGCGGGTCCTTATGGTCCAGAAGTGACTAATGTTTCCTTTTCTCTGAAGTACACTGTTGACCCATGTTCTGTCAATGTGTTGAGTTCGCCTACTTGTCCTGGTTATTTGAGTGCTATCAATAGTTTAACGCCAGCAACTGTGGCAGCTTCTTCTACAATCGTATCTACACCAACAACAGTTGCTACACTGCCAACAACTTCAGATGTACAACCATCAACAATAACTGTTGACGCTGGCGGTGTTGAAGTGTCAACTAGTGGAACAATAAGCGCACCAGACAATATTCCACAATCCGTAAAAGAATCAGCACAAAAAACAGAGTCTGAAAAACAGGAAGAAAAAACAAAGTCTGGTCCGAACATGTCTCTTATAATGAGTGTGGTTCGCCAAGTACAGGCAAATGACAGAGCTACACAAGCTGCTGCGGTTGAAAATGCACTACAAGAAGTTTCAAGTGCAATAGCAAATGCACAAGACCAAACAAACATGGTCATTGAAAACAATCAAAGAAACAATGCAGCACAACAACAAGCGGCAGCAGAATCACAACAAACAAGTGTTGTAAGTGTTCAGCTACAAAACGCACAAACAAGCAGACAGAGTAGTTTTAATTTTGAACCTGTTGCGGCAGTAAATCAAATTCAACAAATACAAAAACCAGTTGAACAGGTGAATACGCAAACACAAGTTCAAGTTTCCAAAGTTGACTATTCATTGTTGCCGTTGACAGTACAACCATTCACTTCTTCACAAGTAAGTGTTTTCAGGCAAAATGAAAATCAAGGTGAAATCATAGCACAAACAAATTTTGTTAGCAACGAAAGCCCAATAAAATCAATTTTGGAACAAAAACCTTTTATAGAAAATACAACAACCGAACAGAAAACGGAAACTGTTAAGAGCAACGTTCAATCAAATGAACTTGCAGGTAACGTAGATATAAACAAAATGGCAGTTACGCCGCCAGGATTTAATGCTTATATGAGTTTAGCACTCAAGGATGGTCAGTTATACAAACCTGAGGAGATTTATAAAAACCAAGTGACTGTAGATAATGTTAGAGCATTGAGACAACTATCATCGGATAGAGTACATCAAGAAATGGTCAACCAACAATACAGGAACTAAAATGACGGAAGAAATTAAAAACGTTAACAAAAAAATTGATGATGCTGAAGCAGCAGTAAAGAAGTATGCAAGTAAAGATACCGTAATCAGCATCGGTGGATATGAATTCACTCCAGCAAAATTAATGGTAGCATTCACTATCGTATCATCCACACTTGGCGGTCTTTACGGAGCATTTGAAGTTTATAAAGACTATCAAGGAATGAAAAAGAAAATTGCTGAATACATTGCACCAGATTTATCCGAATTCGATAAGAGGCTTGCAGTTATTGAAGAAAACAGTGCCAAAACTTCAGACTATACCAGAGATATCAAGAATGACCTAAAGAACGATATCCGCAGAAATGAATCTGTAACAGAACAAATTGAGCGCGGCGTAAAACAAGCACAAAGAGAAACAGAGACTGAAATGCGTCAAGCACGTAAAGACATACGTGAAGATTTGGAAAAAGCAAGAGGTGAAGTTGCTTCAATACGTAAAGAAGTCGCTGAAGCTCGCCGCGAAATTAGCAGAGAAGTGGATACAACTAAAAAAGAAATTGCCAAAGAAGTTGACACCATGAAAAGGGAAGTTAACGGTAGAGTCGAAACACTGAAAAAGGAAGTTGATTCAAAAATTCAAAAAGCAATTGACAATCCTCTAGCAAACAAGTGATAGCGGAAGCTCTGCTGACTCTCGCACTGGCTTATCAGAAGCCAGAATATGTTTGTGTTAGATGGAGATGGACAGGAGATGTTTACGAAAGAAAAGTTTATTGTATTACTTGGAAAAAAGTAGAAAAAGAAAGAAAGAAAAATGATTGACCCAATAACAGCACTGGCAGGAATACAGAGTGCGGTTGCTTTAATCAAAAAAGTTTCAAAGACTGTAGATGATGTTGCTTCGTTGGGTCCGGTTTTAGGAAAATATTTTGATGCAAAGAGTACCGCAACTAAGGCGATAGTTGACGCCAAAAATAGTGGTAAAAAATCTAATATGGCTGCGGCTATTGAAATAGAACTGGCAATACACCAGGCTGAAGAATTTGAAAAGCAATTGCAATTACTTTTCATGCAGTCTGGAAAAATAGATGTTTGGAATAAAATTAAGAGCCGTTCTATGGCAATGGACGTTGATGCGGCACACCAAGCTAGAAAAGAAAAAGAACTTAGGTTGAAAAAACAAAAAGAATTGAATGAAGCAATGGAATTTTTGTTCGCTATGCTTTTGCTCATAGTTGCTATTGTGGGAATAGGCTGGGGAACGTTCGAATTAATAGAATATTGTCAAAATGGTAACTGTGGCAAATAAACAACAAATAGTTGACTAAAAAAAAGTAATACTTTTGTAGCACTTGACAATTGCCGTTGGACGTGTAGAATCCATTCTGTTGAGTTGATAAGGAGTTACAAAATGGCTTACATGTCCCAAGAAACCAAAGCAAAAATTGTTGCTGCTGTTAAACCTATTCTTAAAAAATACGGTCTAAAAGGCACCTTTGCGGTTCACAATCATTCGACGATTCAATTGAATCTAAAATCTGGCAAAATCGATTTTATTGAGAATTATATTCAAACTGATATCGATAAGCCTTATGCGAAACACTTTTCGCAAGACCAAATCGATTATATTCGTAAAAATAAATCGATTGATATAAATCCTTATTGGTTTCATGAACACTTCACCGGTAAAGCAAAATCTGCACTGACAGAAATTTTTGCCGCGATGAAAAAAGCAGGCGATTGGTACGATGAGTCCGATGCCCAAACGGATTATTTTAATACCGCATATTATGTTGATGTGAATATCGGTAAATGGAATAAACCTTATCAAGTAGAATGAAACGATATGCTCTGATTGTAGATGGTAAAATTTTCGGCATTTTCTTTATCCGAGAATGTGCCGAAATTTTCGCCTCCGGGTTTACTAAAAATCATAGCTATATAATACAAGAAATAAATTTATGAGTTGAAGATGCAAGGAATTTTTATTTTCCAGACCAGTGATGGTTTTCGGGTTGCACCTCTGGTTAACTATGATGCACTATATGATGGTTACAAAAGCGATATGGTGCAATATATTTTCCTCCCCTATTTTCAGAAAGCCTTCGGCAGTTGTAAAGCACTGACAGAAACCGAAGCGCGTGATGTTGCCAAAACTATGGCTAAAGCATACAATGAACTTCCTGACGGTATTAGAACAGTCGCTACATACCGAAATTACAGTTTTGAGGATATAATGAATGGCAAGGCTTCCCAAGATAACAGAACCAAAGTATGACGGCAAAATGACCAACCTACAGTTGGTCGAAGCCCTCAATTGGTACCATCAGAATCAAGAACCTAAGGACGCCCAAAGGTTTTTGTTAGAATACGCCAAGAAAAATAAAATTCCAGGTCGTGTCGATACTTCCAAGAGTTATCTGACACTGGCCTGGCTTTGCCGTTTGGTTTCGAACGGCAACGATGTTGGCTCCGAGGCCATTCGAAAAATCAAAAGCGGTTTGCCTGCTCTGCTCGAAAAAGAAAAGGCTGAGGTTGTTGTGGACGCAATACCTGCACCCTCCATTCAGGAAAGAATGCGCGAAAAAATTGGCGAAATCGCCGGCGAACTTGAAGGATGCATAGATGATTATATCCTAAGCGGCTTCAAGGACGCACGTTCTCCTTTAGCATTGATGCAAGACAAAGCAAAGGGTATGCACGCCACAAAAATCATTGAGATTTTTAAGAAGCGTAGAACCGAATTTGATGAGGTGCTACACACAACCAATAAAGATTTGAAAGAGGCTTATTCATATCTGAATAAGACCCAATTGAAAAAGCTTGTTGCGTATTGTGACCTGATTATTACCGATGCTATGAAGATTGCCGGCGCAGCAAAGGCAAGCCGCAAGCCAAGAAAACGTAAACAAAAAACGCCTGACCAATTGGTTGCTACGTTGCAATTTTGCCAGACCTCAGATGAATTTAAAGTTTCCTCAATTAAACCGAGAGAAATTATCGGTGCAATGCAATTGTGGGTGTTCAATCTTAAGACAAAGAAAATCGGTGTTTATCACGCTGAGGATGCTTCGGGATTCTCCGTCAAAGGTTCTTCATTGCTGAACTATTCTGAAATGAAATCCTTAACAAAGACGGCAAGAAAGCCAGAAGAAGTATTGACATCCGTTACAAAAGGTGGTAAAATCATACTTAAAAATCTCTTGAGTACACTCAAGACAAAAGAATCTGCACTAAACGGCAGAATAAACAAAGACACACTTCTACTGAGAGTTTTATAATGCTAATTTTTGACTTTAACCAGGTTGTCATTGCCAACTTGATGGAACAAATCGGTTCTTCCCGCGAGCCCGTGGAAGAAGGACTTGTTCGACATATGATTCTCAATACCATTCGTGCGAACATTCGAAAGTTCCGTGAATACGGCGAAGTTGTGATTGCCTGCGATGGTCAGACATACTGGCGCCGTGAAGTTTTTCCTTTCTACAAATCCAATCGCAAGAAAAACCGTGATGCATCTGGTCACGACTGGCAATCTATTTTTGATTGCATGAAAAAGATTCGTGAAGAATTGAAACAACATTCACCCTATAAAGTGATTGGAGCCACGGGCGCGGAAGCCGACGATATCATCGGTGTTCTTTGCCGACAATACGGCGACAGTGAAAAGATTATGATTTTGTCTAGCGATAAGGACTTTGTTCAGTTGCAGACTAATCCCAACATCAAACAATATTCACCTACTTTGAAAAAATTTATTAAAACGGATGACCCGATTCGTCAATTGAATGAACTGATTGTTCGTGGCGATTCTGGTGACGGCATTCCAAATATTCTTTCTGCCGATAATTCTATTGCAGATGGTATTCGCCAGAAGCCAATTACCAAAAAGTTTCTTGATGAAGTTTTGGTGAAGGCTGAAGGTTCTATGGGTGATGCATTGACCCGTAATTGGGACCGCAACCGTCAATTGATTGACCTGAATATGATTCCTGAAAGTGTGTCAAAAAGTATCCTAGATACATATATGGTTACAAAGCCTGCGAATAAGCAACAGTTTATGAATTACATGATTGCCAATCGCCTGAAAAATTTGCTTGAGGTTATCGATGAATTCTGATTTATTTTTTGAGATTTTTGAAAAATTTGAAAAGGCCGAAAAACGTGCCGACAAAATTGAGTTGTTGCGTAAAAATGCAGACTCCAATTTTATTGAATTTTTAATTATTGCTTTTCACCCTAAAATTGAATTTGATGTAGAAATTCCGGACTATAAGCCTTCACCTGACCCGGCCGGTCTGAATTACCTCTACTTGCACTCTGAGGTTAAAAAGCTTTATCGTTTCATTAAAGGCCATCCAAACCGTTCACCAAATCTAACACCGAAAAGACAAAAAGAACTTTTGCTTCAAGTGTTGGAAGGCCTTCATAAAGATGATGCCGAACTGCTCGTTCGATGCATTAAAAAAGATTTGCGTATTCCTTTCCTAACGAAGAAGCTCGTTAAAGAAGCATTTCCCGGAATTGATTTGGGAGAAGATTAATGTCTGATGGCGGAAAAGGTAGCAGACCAAGACCGTTTAGTGTTTCTAACGAAGATTATGCAAAAAGATGGGATTTAATTTTTGGTCGTGATTTAGAAAAGAAAGAAAATAATGAAAGTAGCCGTAGTGACGCCAACGATAGGAACAAACTATCTGAGCAAGTGTCTGGAGTCGGTAGACAACCAAACGTATGAAAACTTAACGCATTATGTTTTCATGGACGGAATACAATATTGGAAAGAAATTGATGATATTGTTGAAGGTGCGGACAAGGTCCGTGTTGTAAAGTTTGAAGAAAATGTAGGCAAAAGCTGGTACGGTCATCGTGTTTATGCTGCTTGCAGTTTTCTAGTGAATGCTGATATAATTTGCTATCTTGATGAAGATAATTGGATTGAACCTAATCATGTTGAAAGTTTGGTGAATACAATCAAACAAGGAAACGATTGGGCTTTCTCTCTGAGAAAAATTTATGATAAAGAAGGAAACTACCTTTGTGAGGACAACTGTGAATCTCTTGGAAAATGGCCAGTATTTTTTGATGAAAATGTCCATCATATTGACACTTCAAGTTTTGCCGTTAAGCGTGATGTTGCTGTTCGCATCGGTCATTCTTGGTACGGGCAGTGGGGTGCTGATAGACAATTTTTTCACAATCTTTCAAAAAACTTCCCCCGATTCGATTGCTCCCGTGAACACTCACTATGTTACCGTTTAGATGGTAATCCCAATTCTGTGAAGCATGAATTTTTCGACCAAGGAAACTTGGTAATGAGCAATAGATATAATGGAGCTTACCCATGGAAAATAAAAGAAGAACGGCTTTGGTCACCGGGGTCTCCGGTTACCTTGGTTCTCACTTAAGCAAAAAACTTAAAGAACAAGGCTTTCTTGTTATTGGTGTTGATAAGCAAACACCGAAACACTCTTTCTTCTATCGTTTTCATCGATTTGATGTTTTAGATTTCGTTGCGCTTGAAGAAATTTTTGGCAGTTACGAAATCGATGTTGTCTTTCACCTCGCCGGAATGATTGAAGTCGGTGAATCGTGGAAACATCCAACACAATTCTGGGAAAACAATGTAGGTGGTACTGTTCGCGTACTTGCTGCAATGAAGCGCCACGGGTGCGAGAAGATTGTTTTCTCGTCAACTGCTGGACTTTACATTGACAGTTCTATTCCCATTGTGGAACATGAAGTGATTGTCAACAACAATCCATATGCGAATTCTAAACATGCTTGCGAAATGGCCATTGAAGATTCTGGTCTTGAATACGTTATCTTCAGGTATTTTAATTTAGCTGGTTCTGGTGGTGATGTTGGTGAGGACCATAATCCTGAAACGCATCTGATTCCCAGAATTTTGCAAAATCTAAATAGTTTTGAAGTATATGGTGGCGACTACAACACTCATGATGGAACATGTATAAGAGATTACGTGCATGTTGAGGATGTTGTTGACGCGCATATCGAAGCAGTTAAATATCTAGAAGAAGGTAACAGTTCAGAAATTATCAACTTGGGCGCTGGTGTTGGCTACAGTGTAAAAGAGATTATTCAAACTATAGAAAAAGTTACTCTAAAGAAAGTAAACTACACAGTTTCACCGCGACGAAAGGGAGACCCAGAATCCTTGGTTGCGTCAATTGAAAAAGCCAAAAAACTTTTAAATTATTCACCTAAACATGACATTGCCTCTATCATCAAAAGCGCCTTTGAATGGGAGAAAAAGCGGAACAGAATTAGATAAAGATTTTCCGCTTCCTATTCAAGATATTTACGATAACACATTTCTTAAGAATCATGTTCACTTTCTCAGTGGTGACATTGAAGAACAAAACATCTTAAAAGCCATACAATGGATAATCTATGAAAATGCACTTAGCGGCGCTACAGGCGAGTCTAATACTCTACAACTCTATGTCAATTCTACCGGCGGTGATTTATATCACGCACTCGGTCTTATCGACATGATGAGGCTGAGCAAGAACCCAATACAAACAATTGGTGTCGGTGCTATCATGTCGGCCGCATTCTTAATTTTTTCATCTGGTCAAAAGGGACACAGATACATCACCAAGAATTGTAGTATCATGTGTCACCAATATTCTGACACATATGAAGGCAAGCACCATGATTTGAAGTCTTTCGCCAAAGAGGCAGAAATGACAAATGACAGGATGCTACGTGTTCTACAGAGCGCGTCCGGACTTACAAGCCGCGAAGTTAAATCTAAATTGTTGACACCAAGCGATGTTTGGCTGTCGGCTGAAGAACTTGTTAAATTAGGTATCGCAGACCATATACTTTAAGGAGGTTTATTAAAAAACAAATATGATAGGTGCGATTAAAGTAGAAAGGGTAGCTAGAACTAAATTCCGAAAAAAGGATGAGAGTCTAGACTACAACATGAATGGTAAAAAGAAGAAAAAACACCATGATAAAAGTTTTTACAGATTAGCGAGGGAAGAGGACAATGACTACGATTTTAATGGATACGATAAAAAAGCAAATACAAGAGATTGAATCCAAGATTGCCTCTCAACAAGGTGATGTTGAGCAATTGAAAAGGTTGCTTGAGCGCCTAAAGTATCAGCAATTTGAAGAAGATATCCGAGAATCAGATTCCAGGCAATTGTTGAAGGGTTGACTCCGTAGCAACACTTTGGCTTGACAGGCAAGAATGCCTGTCGTATACTATGTGCATTCGTGAAAGGAACACTATGATTACATTAGAAAACTTGACACCAGAACAAGTTGAAATGCTTGATATTCTTTGGTCAATGACTGAATTGTCCGAGGTCGAAGAATGGCAAGAAACTCTTTCTGAAGAAGAAAGGGAAATGAGTGAATCACTTATTCGTCTTGTGATTTTGGAATCCATGGATAGAGTTATTACAAGTGATTTGAGTGATGCACAGGAAGTTTTGAAAAAGTTTACTAAGGGTTGATTATGGATAAGTTTGAAATGATGGTTGGTTATCTTGAAAATCGTGAGAAGATTTTTTTCGAAAATGTGCTTTCTTCTGATGAAGAATGTGAAAATGCATCACTTGCACTTGTAGAGGCCGTTCTTTTGAACGGGTATACAATTACGGATAAACGCCTTTATAAAACCATCATGAAAAAAGTTACGGAGTTGGTAGAATGAGTCACGAAATCGAGTTTCATTTTTATCTTGATGCATGGTTGTGGTGCCGTCAAAACGGTTTCGATTTTAAACCTGAATACATGGTCAAGAAAGATTTTAGAACCTGGACACTTGCCATACCTGAAGATGTATGATACAATTCTTCCGTTTGTGAGGAATTATTATGATGATTTACGTGAAAAATTCTTCTAAAAAGAAGAATGTTACAAAAAAGAAAAAAGCTGAATATGATGCATGGCTCAATTCGGTAAAAACAATGCCAGGAATTTCTGGACGAAAATTTTCTGGCGCAAAGTTAGTAAGCACTAACACACTTCCAAAATTGTCTGCTCCTCCTGGTCGGGAAACACCTTACTACCAAAGTGTTACAACTCCAGGCGGTGATTGCACAAAGCCAAATCGTCCTAAAGTTTATACTGGTACGGCTATGAAAGGTATTGGTACGTTGCACAAATCCAACGCCGTCCCAGTGTTCACGGATGAAGATATGCTGGCGCAGGCTGCGATGCGGAGGTAAGATGATTATCGGACTAACAAACCTCTGGCTTGTCGCCTTAGGGGCGTTCCTAGGCGCTCTATTCGGTAGAACTTTAACGTTCGGTTTCCTAGCTGTTGCATTTTTGATACAATTACTACTTTAGTATTACTGTTGTTTTTTTGCAAATCTGCAAAAAATGGTTGCCATTCCTACCGAAACCTGTAGAATAGACTTTGTTGAGTTGATAAGGCAATCGAATGAAACTTCTTTCTACTGGTAATCCTAAGGTCTTGAAAGGTCTTAAACAAGGCTTCAATACCTATATTTTGCATCTTGCGCCTGCTAACGTTTCTGGTTATGAAACCTGTCCGAAACGGACCGCTGGTTGCACCGCTGCATGTTTGAACACCGCTGGTCGCGGCGGTATGTTCAAAAAAGGCGAATTGACCAATGTCATTCAAGAGGCACGTAAACGCAAAACAAAAATGTTTTTCGAGAACCGTACCGAGTTTATGGCACTTCTGGTTAAAGATATCGAATTGGCAATCAAGCAAAGCCAAAAATTGGATTTGGTTCCTGTTTTTCGCTTGAACGGTACTTCGGACTTGTCGTTCGAAAAATATGAAGTTGTTCGTAACGGTCAACTTTTCCGCAATATCTTTGCTGCCTTCCCCGATGTTCAATTTTACGACTATACAAAAATCCTTGGTCGTAAAGTTAAAGATATTTCCAACTATCACTTGACCTTTTCGGCTGCCGATGGCAATGATGCGGATGTCCTCCGTGCTATTGCAGAAGGTTTGAATGTCGCTACCGTTTTCGGTTTGAAAAAGACTGAGGCGATGCCTGAAACCTACAATGGTCGTCCTGTGTTTAACGGCGATGAATCCGATTTGCGATTCCTTGACCCTAAAGGTGTCGTGGTTGGTCTGTACGCAAAAGGTAAGGCTAAAAAAGATACCAGCGGTTTCGTTAAGTATCCCACCATTATGTTGAAAGCTGCTTAAAATGAAAAAAGTTTTTAGAAATTCCGTTCTCAATCGTATCGGTAGTTTAACCGCCGCATTTTTGAAAGCCCGACACAATGCTAACTTTGTGGTTCCTTATGGAATGGATTTGCCAAAAAGAACCTGCAAAAGATACGGTGTAACTTTAAAAATTTCTAGGCGTAAAGATTTACAAATTCAAATTGTAACCGTATTAAAATATTCATAATTGCCTAAAGACTGGTTGCCGAAAGATAACTGGTCTGCTATACTTTGTTCATGTTCATTCTATTAGGAGTTTGTTATGTCTAAAACCACCAAAGCTGTAAAGCTGAAACCTTTCGAAAAAGTCCTCAATGTTCTTATTTCTGGTCAAGTCACCAGTAAGGAACAACTAGATGCACTTCTAGGAAAAGAAATTATGATGTACCGCATTTCCACTTATATGTGGCACATCAAAACAATTGCGAACGGTATTATCCGTGTCGCTAAGGATGGTCGCAAAGTCACTGGCTATCAATTGGTCAATGTCGCTGAGGCAAAAAAGTATCTTGTGGACAACGGCATTCTTCTGAGCAAAGTTGAAAAACTTTCGGATATTTCCGAACCAGTTGAACAGGCTGAAGTCACCAAGGCTGATGCTGAAACTGTCTGACAACTTAAACACTACAGAGGTCCGAGCTTTGCCTCGGACTTTTTTTATGGAGAATTGAATGTGGAGACTGTGGGCTAAAGCACTAGGCGAGAAAGCATCCGAGGATGATAAAGAAGCCGATAAAATCGCTTGCATTCGCACTGCGATTGTGTTATGCTACATCATTACAAACATTTTTATTGTTGCTGGCGTTCTTCGCCATTGGAATGACTGATGAATATTTTCTATCTTGACCCTGACCCAAAAATTTGTGCGGAGATGCACAACAATAAGCATACCGTGAAGATGATTATTGAGTATGCACAACTCATGTCCACGGCTCATCGTTTGCTTGACGGTGAAGAATACACCGACATGACTGCTAATGGTCGACGCATTAAACGCTGGCGCCTAGTTGATGAGCGCGAACAACAACTAATGAAGGCTTCACATATCAATCATCCCTCTGCTGTTTGGTGTCGCATCAATCTTTCCAACTATCATTGGTTGTATGTTATGTGGACTCACCTGCTGGATGAATACACTTATCGTTACGGTAAAATTCATGCTTGTGCAAGACTGAAGGACACTTTACGTTTTCCTCCCACAAAAATTTCAGTTGGTGAATTCTTTCCTCCCACGCCCGCGATGCCTGATGATGTAAAAGTTCCTGGTGATTCTCTTGCCTCTTATCGTAATTATTACAATAAGAACAAAACGCATCTAGCTGACTGGAAAAAACGACCGGCACCGAGTTGGTATTCGGCTATATAAGGATATCAATATGCCAACTTATAGTTTTTTTAATTCTGAGACAGGTGAGGAGTTCGAATCGTTCATGAGAATTTCTGAGCGTGATGAATATCTGAAATCCAATCCACACATTCAACCTGTGGTGACTGCGCCAGCAATCGTGTCTGGCGTGTCTACCTCTACGCAGAACCGTGTGCCAGATGGCTTTAAAGAAGTCCTTTCTAAAGTCGCTGAGGCACATCCGGGAAGTGACCTAGCACAGAAGCACTCTAGGAAATCCATCAAACAAGCCAGAACCGAGCAGGTTGTGAAAAAGCACGTAGAAAGGACGACTGGCGTTAAAATCTAAAGGGTCTCAATGGCAAGAAAAGCAAACACCAGAATACATCTTGAGGATGAGCAACCAAAGATTACGAATGCACTTAAGGTTCGTATAGATGATTTAAAAACATTTGAGCCACTGACAGAAAATCAAAAAATATTTTTCGATGCATATAAAAGAGGAGATTACTTTGTAGCATTACATGGTGTTGCAGGTACAGGTAAAACTTTTTGTGCCCTATATAAAGCACTTGAGGAAGTTTTGGATAAGAGTAATCCTTTCAGAAAGATTATTCTGGTTAGGTCTGCTGTTCAGTCTAGAGAAATTGGACATTTGCCTGGTGATGTTACAGAAAAGATGGAAATTTACCAACAACCTTATCGACAGATTTGTGAGACATTGTTTGGTAGAAAAGACGCATATCAGAGACTTGAAGAACAAGGCTTCATTGAATTCATTTCAACCTCATTCATTCGTGGTATGAGTTTTGATGATGCAATCATTATTGTCGATGAAATGCAAAATTTAACATTCGAAGAAATCGATACTGTCATGACCCGTGTTGGTTATCGTTCGAAGATTATTTGGTGTGGTGACTATAGACAAACAGACTTGAACAAAAAGAAAAATGACATGAGTGGCATCTTGAAGTTTTTCGATATCGCTATGCACATGGGAGCATTCACCAGAATTGAGTTTACTCCTGAAGATATTGTTCGAAGTTCTCTTGTTAAAGATTATATTTTAGCTAAAATGGTTTATGAGGATAACAATTGATAGAAACGAAAAAATTTCTGGAAGAAAACGGCTATCTTTTTCTTCCAGATTTTATTGATAAAGATAGTTGCCGATTGATGGCAGAATCAATGATTCAGGCTGTCGAATCTGGCCGAGGAGAAAAAGACCCACAATGTCCACTCTCACATTCTTTCATCGATGTTTTTGATGAGGCACATAATGAGTTATTACCACATCTTGAAAATGTGACAGGAAAGAAACTGATAAAGACTTATAATTATTGTAGGCTTTATCAACCAGGTGAAGTTTTAGAAAGACATATAGATAGAGAATCTTGCGAATATTCAATAACACTTACTGTTGGTTTCGAAGGTGAATCTTGGCCTTTTTTTGTTGAAGAAAAAAGCGGATTTGAAAAGGAAATTTTAGCTTCGATTGGTGATATGATTGTTTATAAAGGTATTGAAAGACCTCACTGGAGAAACGAATATAAAGAAGGAGAGTGGCAAGCACAAATTTTCTTTCATTACGTTGATGCTGAAGGTGAATATAAAAATCAACCTATACTTGAAATGTTTAGAAAAGAAAAAAATGTTTTTGTTGAACAAACCTGAAGCACTAAATTTCGATTTAACTGCTCAGAATTCTCCTTCAGGTAGACTTTACAAAACACCTTCTGGAGAAAAATATCCATCAGTCACAACTATTCTCTCGTCATATGGAAAGAAAGAATTATTTGAATGGCGTGAACGTGTAGGTGCTGAGGAAGCAAATCGCATAGCAGCAAAAGCTTCACGCCGAGGAACTGCTTTACACACCGTATGTGAAAAGTACCTGCTAAATGAATTGACAGGCATGAAAATTGCTAGTATGATTCCTTCAACGAAAGAACTTTTCTTTAAAATGAAAAGTCTCTTGGATGAAAACATAACAACCGTTTATTGCCTTGAACAAGCATTGTATTCTGATAGAATGCGTATTGCTGGTCGTGTTGATTGTATCGCCGAGTGGAATGGTAAAATTTCCGTTGTTGATTTTAAATCTTCTACCAACCAGAAGAAAAAAGAACAAATCGGAAACTATTTCATGCA